GGGGGGGCCCCCCGGCCGGAGGGAAACTAAACCTCTTATATTGGTGTTCTTGGTGTTCTTGTAGTCTGCCATATTAATAATATTACGGCAGACGGCGGATGTCCCTATAAATAGGACAGTAGTGTTAGACAGGGGTATGGGCGCATACCAGTTAATGCGAAGAGCTTCGAGAGCTGCTCTGAGAATATCTCCTAGGAAGTACAAAGCTGCATGGCAGGTTGGACAACAATGGGGAAGGGAGCTTGCTAATCGATATCGGGGAAGTCCTAATACGGCTTCTTCGAGGAAGGCTAAGAATATTGGAAGCTTGAGTGAACAGCGTGATATTACTACGCTTTATCGACGCCGCCGAGCGCCGCGCAGAGTGCGGCGGGCCGCGCGTCGGGGAATGCGAATGTTTACTTATAGGATGGATAAGCTACAGAGTATGAAGACTGCTATTATTACTGCGAGTGCACAGGTTGCATTTAGTCCTACTGGATTGGCTAATGGACAAGCTGTTATTGGAATTACTATGTATGGGTATAATACGAATACATTTGCTGCGAATACTGATCCTGGGAATGGTGATGTGTGGTGGATATTTGCTCGGGAAAATGGTGGTGATCCTACTGCTGCTAGTGGATCTAGGAAGTTACGCTTCAGAAGTTGTACTATGAATTACACAATTCAGAATACGTTTACTGAAGGTGTTTATTTGGACATTTATTTTGTTATTGCTAGGAAAAATAATGGAAGTACCTCAGACCCTACCGTTGAATGGAATGAAGCTATTGCTTTGCAGAGTGCTGGGAATATGCCTACGGCTATTACTAGTAATACTTATTATCAAGTTACTCCTTTTGATGCTGGTTCTTTCGGAAGATTTTGGTTGATTAAGAGTCGCAGACGTGTTTTCATGCAACCGAATGAAATTTATTCTTTTCAGCAGCGTGATGCTGGGAACTATGTGCTTAATATGAGTGATTTATTGAATATCAAGATGAAGGCTAATGTCACTGAAGGAGTTATTATGGTTTTTCATAATCCTTTTGTAGACACAGTCACGACCCCAGGCACGCCAGTGCCTGGGGGCGGCGAATTGCAGGTCACGTGTACAAAGACCTATCATTATACGGAGACCACGAGTTCTATTGATGCTATTGGTGCTTAATAAAGTTTATTGTTGATCGAGATCTACTTTTGTTATTCGTCTCATGATAGCTGGATCGTAGGTGAATATGATATCATTGGACAAAAATATCTTGGGAATTCCTTGAGGAATGTTGACTACGGCATAGCGGATATGGATCTGTTGAGGGTGATACCGGTCGACTAGTTCTATTTGAGCTTGGCGCGGCAGATGGCTGAAGGACATGTCGTCGAAAATAATCGTCTTGTGGAATCCACTTCTGAATTCTCGCAATGTGTCCAGATGGCGTACGAATAGTGCAGGTTTGATGGATATAGTTAGTGCGAACGTTGTCTTCCCGACACCTGATCGTCCTTTCACCCAGAGTGACGTCAAATCTGTTGGCAACTGCAGTGTCATAAGCACTTCGGATGTAATCGTCCCAATTATCTGATATGACTCGGATATTGTGTTGGTGCTTGCATCTCGTTGTATCTTGTGGAATGCCTGACTGGCATACATATAGGGAACCTAGAAATGATGGATGGATGTACTTTTCTCTTCCTGCATATCTCGAAAAATTCTTCTTCGGGGGTAACCCTTGCCAATTCGTAGATGTTATCTTCTTCGACTCGTTCGGAGGTCAGTGGTTCGAGGTCTTCTTTGGTAATATAATTTTTGAGAGCTGGAATGTTCCTTGCTGCTTGTACATTCGGATGAGCTCCATTGAAATCAAAAAAGTTCTGGGATCTGACATTGATCTTCTTTTCATAAGTAACAAGTGCGTGTAGATGCTGACCCCCATCTTCATGTGCTTCTTGTCCAATAAGGAAGTATGTAATCCTTCCTTTAGTATCCAGAAAGTCCTTGAGTGCTTGCTTGGTTTGATTACACTGTGGATAAGTGAGGAAGAATGATTTGGCTTGAATTCGAAACGTTCTTTGGATGGATGGAGGATTAATGATCTCGACATCAGAAGACATTTTAAGTACCGGGGTAACAGAAATGTTCTTTATATAGACGAAGTACAGGGGTATAACCAATAGTTTAACCCCCGACCTCCCGTGAGGGAGGTTTGAGGGGGGGCCCCCCGGCCGGAGGGAAACTAAACCTCTTATATTGGTGTTCTTGGTGTTCTTGTAGTCTGCCATATTAATAATATTACGGCAGACGGCGGATGTCCCTATAAATAGGACAGTA